CGTGTGTTCTTGATGACAATCGCGCCGTCCTTGAATCTCTCAATCTTGCATCCGTTCTGGATGGTGAACAGCGAGTCGTTGCCGATGAAGAAGGAGTTATCCTTGTCCGATCTCGCTTGCTTCCAAATATCTTCTAGTGTCATTGATTAGTTTGTTTTCTCGTTTGTAAAATAAAGGGTTGGTAATCCAGTTGTCCGCAGTGTAAACGCCATGGATTACAGTTGAGTGGTCGCGACCACCGAGCAGTCGCCCAATGGTAGACAGCGTCAACTTCATGTTGTCTCGAACCATGTACATGAATAGGTGTCGTGCCGTAACCAGTCCGTCGCGCTTGCTCTTCACGTTGAACGTATCGAAGTGCATGCCAGTTACGTGCTCCACGGCCTCTACAATACGCAGGATCGATGCGATGTCGTCGCTCGATAGGTGCGAGAGGTCTAATGTCTTACGCTTTGGCTTGCACATGTCACGCACAATCCTTGCTACTTCGATGCCTGTGTACGCCTCGTGCTGTCGCTCGTGGAAGTAGTTTATGATTTCTTTCTCCATGTCTTTAAGTTCTCGTGGAATTCGTTAAAGCCTTCAATCGGCTGGTCGTACTCAAACTGGTAGGGGGTGGCTTCTGCCACCTCCTCCTGCTTAGTAAATAGATTCTTGATTAAATTAATTACTCGTTTCATTTCAGTTCAGTTTTTGTTAGTGTAAATGTAGTTCTTGTGTCCTCTCCTACCCACAGGTAGGTGTCACCAATCTTGTCGTAGAACTTTCCTTGTTCTCCCGTCATCTCGTTTGCCGTGTCCAGTATCTCTTGGTCGTTCGGCTCAGAGGTAAAGGCGCAGACAATCTGCCCGTCCTCTATTAATACCCACGTGAATGTCATTCCTCTATATGATTATGTTTTAACTCACATATCCAAGCGTTTTCAAATTCGTAAATACCGCAATGCGATAATGCATCATCGTAATCTTCAAATATCTTCACATTGCCATCGGCATCTTTGAAAAATTCTTTGCTGATAATGTCAACGATGATATATTTAGTCATTGTTGCCTCAGAATGTTTCGTTGTAGTATTGTTGTGAAAAATCTTCTGCACTTTGTCGTTTTTCAAGATATTCTAAACCATAAGGCAAATTATTAAGATGAATAAACATATCCATTTGAGCATTTTTAATTTCATCCTTTCGCATTGCTTCGGCTTGTTCAAGTGCTTTGTAAATATCAAATCCTCTCAATCTCAAATTGATGTCTTTTTTGATTTGTTCAACCAACCACTCTACGCTACTCTGTTTATTGTTGCTCATTGTTTTTTCTTTTTCCATAAGTTCTTTAAGTTCTTTTTTTCTTTGTTCTCTTCGTTGTTCTCGGTTTTCAATACGCCATTTGTTTTTTTCTATTGAATCGGTTTTATAAGCGGTGGCTAATAGGTGTTTGATTTTATCATTCATTGTTACCTCCTTTCTCCCTTGCAAAAATCTTAAATGTGTTTCCATTGCCATCACTAAATACAATGTTTGAAGTACTAGTATCACCAATTGTAAGGTTCATTTCTCTTTTTCCATTAATGTATTCAGCAATCATTACTGGTACATCATTATTAAATTGAAATGCCCATTCTAAGTTATCAATTTTATGGTTTACAATTCCTATTGCCGTTTGTTGTTTATCGTTGCTCATTGTTCGTTTATGAATTTAGCGTAATCGTGTGCATCCTGTTCACTCTCAAAGGTGGCCAGTAATTCTCCAGCGAAGTATACTCGCCACTTGGTAATGAAGTTGATTGTGGCTTTAATTACGACCGCTTTCATTCTTGATTGAGTTATACTGGTTCTCCCAAGTCCTCGCTTTGTCCTCAAGCTCTTGCTTGGTTTTCTCGTGACTCATTTTTGCCAAGTTCAATTGGTTGGTGGCAGTTTGCAAGTCAATGCGATTCTGCCAAAGTTCCCCTTCCAGTTCGGTGTTGATGCGATGTAGACGGTAGATTTCTTCCAAGTAACTTTGTGACTTCTTTTCATCAGCATACACCTTGTACACCAATAGGACGAATGTCAATCCAAATAGTATTGTTGTTGTCATTTTGCTTTTCCTTTATAAAATTTGTGGTTGAAAATTGCCTGACTGAATTGGTCAAAGTCAGGTTTGTACTCGTCCCTCTCAAACTCGTATGGTTTGGCTTCGGGAAGTTCTTGCTTCATTGACTTGCGGAATGCGTGGATTCCGTAGCCCACCGCAAATGCGATGGGAGTCAAGATGATTGGGTAGATGATGTCTAATGCCATAGTTTAATTTTCTAAATCTTTTTGTGAATGGACAATTTATTTTGTGATTGATAAAAATAGTTCTCCAGCGTATGTCAGTTTCTCGTCAATGATTTCTTGCGAGTCCTCGTCCAAAGTGATAAGCGTTCCTGTGACCTTCTTGCCTTCAGGCATTCGTGGATCGTAGGAAACGAAAATCCCTTCGGTCAACCCGGTTGCAATCATTCCCATCTGCATCTGCCAATAATACTCCGTCCGTTTGGACTTGAGTTGCTCGTTGTTTTTGATGAAGAAGTTTTGAAGGTGGTTGCCTGAATTAAAAGGACATTTGATTTCAATGAGCTTCTCACCAAGTGCATCGGGAGAGTAACCACCCCAAAGACCATAGGTGATGAAGGTGTAGGTCTCTGCTCCGTAGTAGGTATAGAAGTCATCGGTTTGTTGCTGGAAGTAGTGGAACGCTTCTTTCTCGTGTTCCTTGCCCCAATCCAAAGCACGACCATAAATCTCCGTGCGGTTGCCTGTGAGATACTCCGCTGCTTTCTCAAACACAAATGACTTTGCCGTCTCCGAAAGGAACTCCGATTTTGTTTTCGGAGTCCCCATCAGTTTGTGAATTTCGGAAGCGGTGAAGCGTGACCTTCTTAAATCTTGCCAATCCTCCTCCGTCAAAGAAGAGTGAATTGTTGGAAGTTGATGTTTCATTTCTCGCCAATTAATAGTTTTTGATTCACTGGAGAGACATCGTACTTGTTTGTGATGTCGGTCATCAGTCCACCGGTCTTGAGATGCTCCATTGCTTTTGCCCAATTAGGATGCTTGGGAGTGAGTTCTTCTTTCTTGGGTACTTGTCTACCCATTGCCTTCTCACCGTCATCGTCATCGTCAATGTTCAGGTTCAAGATAGAACCGAGAGCATAACGCCTTGCGTAAGTGATTGCCGAACCCATCGCTTGTGGATCGTTCTGCTTTGCCACAGGCATCGTGTAGGATGACTCCATCCACTCACCTGATTCGGAGTGAACGATGATGGTTGTGAGTGCGTCACCATCGGGAAACTGACTGACTGCCAATCCACATTCGCTCAATGGCTTTTGGATGGTTGACAAGATGTTTGCCAATGATGCATACTTTGACTTGAAGAAAGGATTGTTTGACTCCTTTGCTACCTTGCTCACCGATGCTTGGAATTTTACCAACGCACCAGCGATGTTCTTGATTGATTCTGATTTATTCATAGGAAATTTGTTTTTTGTCCGAGCATAAATAACACTGTGAACTTGTCGGGTTCAAGATAGAAGAACCGCTCCGATTCAATGCCGACCAAATTGGTCTCAACGCATCCACCAAAGTAGACATCACGCTTTATCATATACGGCTCAAGTTCATCAAAGTGGTTGTTCAGTAAATAGTCATCTACTTGCTTGTCGGTATAGACATACCTATCCCCATTGATGGTGAGAATCCATCCGTTGACGGTTGCCTCAATCATTGTTCACCTCCTTGTATTTTTACTACTCCGTAAATTGTAAGTATTTTTTTTAGTTTTGAAAGTGTAATTGACATACCTTCTTCTTTAGTAACTTCTTCATCCCACATATCAACCCCTTCGGTAATAATAGATTCTGCATCAGCACAATCAAAACAAAATCCAAATCTTAAATCTTGTTCTCTGTTGCAACATTTACATTTCATTTGTTACCTCCTCCGTAGGTATTGTTAAAATGTTTTTCAATCGTACTTTTTACATCAATTTTTTTCATCATTACAGAACCGTTAAAATACCAATCCTCGGCAAAGTTAATTGTTCTTTCCTTCTCCACTTCTTTGGCTTTTTCAAGTATTTCTTTCATACTTAAATTTGGTTTTAACATTTCTTGTTCCAACCACTCCACTGCTGTTTGTTGTTTCTTATTTACCATTTTCGTAGGTTGTTTTGTCGTGGTTGTTCTCATTTGTGACCTCCTTTGTGGATAGGGTTTTTGCAATTTCCTTTGTGACATAGAATATCGCCCTTGTAATTTTTACAAATAAAGTATTCACATCCTTCAATTACACACACCTTAAGTGGGTCTGATGCTAAATTACCTTCACTTGGTATTGTGTAGTTTGTAGTTCTTGATGATACTGTGGGTTCTTCGCAACCAGCCATCATTCCGATGAGTAATGTTGCTAATAATATTTTTTTCATTTCTACTTTATTGATTTGTTAGTTGTGTTTCGACTTAGCATTACATAAATACCGCAATAAGCAAATACCAAAAGAAGAAGAATTATTAGCCCAAGAAAAATATGTATACTCTTATGCACGGCTATTGTAAGGGCTAAAATTCCTATCAAAATAATTAAAGCGTTTATTGCCTTTTGTTTTTTATCTCTTTCCATTTGTTTTTTATCTTTTTCCATAAGTTCTTTTAGTTTTTGTTTTCTTTCTTTTCTTAATTGTTCACGATTTTCAATGCGCCATTTGTTTCTTGCTATTGCATCCGATTTCTCTGCCGTATCGAGTAAGTGTTTTATTTTGTCATTCATTGCTCACCTCCTTCAATGCAATCTCAATGACTGACTTTGCTTTGGGAGAAACGATGTTCCCCTCAATTAAATACTTTCTAACCGTTGGGAGAGATACCCCAGCTTTACGAGCGACTGACTGCAATAGTCCTTGCCGTCTCTTCATTTTAATCTCTTCAATTGCTTTCGTGTAATCCATAACGAGAGCAAAAGTAAAGTAAACTTTCTAATTGTGCAAGTATTTTTTTCTTTTTGTGAATTAACTTTTCACTTCCACCGCAAATATCAAGTCACCAAGACGAGCATTCAACTCGTTTACCAACTCCATTTGTAGTGATTCGGTGAAGGCATCTTCCAAGAATGGGTTTGCCTTTGTACCTCTGCGGTGAATCTTTTTTGCAATCGCTTTGGCCAATGAATCGTGAGTCATATTCTGCGGAATAGCAATCGGCTTTGCCCTTATCCATTCTTTGATGGACTGCCACAGGTAGGGTGTTCCCTCAATATGACCATTCCTTGTCGGCTTTCTTCCAAACTCAACAAACTCCCAATAGTCATCTGCAACAAGGATCGTGTTGATGGATGTCGGTGTCTTAATTATCTCACCCGGTTTGAACGATGCCTTCAATCCACCACTCGCATTTATCTTCCGCTCATCCATTGTCCGAGCGATTTGCGGATTTACTTTGTTATTCCACCAATCTCGGATGATTTGCTCAAGCAAGTTGTTGACTGGATTTCCTACATTCTCATCACCAAGAAAGGAGTCAAGCACATCGCCTAATTTGCTTAAATCTATTTCAGCCACGATAGAAGCGTTAAAAAGGTCAAAGTGATACTTACCCCTTGCCAAAGGATTATCTTGCGTGAAATGGCTTTATTTTCGCTCACAAGGGCATTGTTCTTCTCTCGCAGATATGCGTTGTTGATTCGCACCTTGACAATGATGCTATCTTGCTCGGCAATTATGATGGAATCCGATGTCACAATCCTACGAAGAACCGTGACTTGTTCTCTTGCAATCGCACCTTTGACCAAATAGTGGTTGGCTTGTTTGATGGTATTTGTATCAACAAGGACTTGTCCATAACTGGTCAACGGAAGGAGCAGAATCAACAAGAATCTCATCTTACAAAGTAGCGTTTTTCTTCGTTTGTTTTTCCTTCTCTGCGATGAGCTTGTCAAGATACCACTTTGCTTTGTACAAATCCTCAAGTCCGTTCTTGTCCTCACATCTCCACAGGTACTTAATTACATTTGCGGTGCATACGGCAATGAGTCCCTTCTTCCTGATGGTTGCTGACTCAATCGCATCAATACACTCTATGTCTCCCTGTTTGTAGTGGGTTGGGTTAATTGCATCCATTTTCTCACAAAGGTATAATAACTCTCTTCAATCACAATGATGTGTCCACCTGTCATAAATAGTTGCGTATTCTCAAAGAACGCACAAGCAGCGACAATGTGTTGCTCATTTACAAATCCATCTTCCAAGATTTGCACAATCTCCGGTTCAATCCCAACAGATTCAAGCCAAGAGTCGTTCTTTTGTTCCAGTATGATTTGCACTTTCATCATAATGTCTTGTGCGTGTATGCGTGAATCTTGCGTGTTGTTGCCTTGTCTCGGAATGGTTTGAGAATTAACCAGCGACCTCCGATTGGTTTTGGACTTGCACCTCTTTCAATGTGCCACCCCTTTGATCCATCTCCGTATTCTTCTTTGTATGCTGAAGTTCTAATCATCAAGATGTCCCTCAATTGAACGGTGTCTTTAGTCGTCAACTCTTCCACCGTGTAGGTCATCTCATAGTCCTCGTGAACATGCCCCATCCAAATCGCATCCGCTCCCTCTACATTGACGCTCATTCGGTTGTGCTGGATAGTGCCACGAGTTACCGCACCACCTCCGCCAAATCCGTGCATATACTTAATTTTGAATGACTGCGTACTTGAGCCATCGTCAAACTGGATGCGAATCCATCCACCATATCCTCCCACTTGAATGTCCGAACCGGTCTTGTAATTTAACAAAGTCACAAAGCGTTCAATGATGTCCGTCTCTTGGCGTTTTAAGATGGCGGTCTCGTGATTGCCATAAGCAACCAACTTGATGAGATGTGCGTAAGGTGTAAACCAATCAACTGCGGTGTTGATGATGGCATCAAAGTAGTTTGCGGAATTGTGTTCAGGACGGATGTCGCTCTTGGATTTGCGTGGATCGTACGCACCTTGCATCAAGCAAAACAAATCTCCGTTGATGAGTATGTCGTGATTTCCTTTGAGTGCTTCGTCAAGGTGTTTCTTCAACAATTCCCGGTCACACTTGGGATTGTCCCAATGTAAATCCGAAATGAGAAGGACTTTCGTTTCCTCCCATCTCTTGTCAATTCTCACTACATTGTTTTTTTTCATATGGTGTCCAAGTGGATGTGTAATCCTATCGCCTTTTTCAAGCCCTCTGCTGAAGGTTTGAAGGTGTCAAGGTAGATAGTATCAAATGAGTTGATTCGTTTAATGAGCGTGTCTCTTACAAGTTTCTCCCTCTCCACGATTCTCTCGTGCATCTCTACATTTATCGGTCGTTCAATGCGGACTGGTCTTTCTAAATTGAAGAAAGCCACAACCACGCTACACAGGAACAACGCAAGTATTAAATAGATAAGGAGTGTTGACTTGGAAGTTGATTGCATATCCTGAAAGAATGTCGGTTTTGGCATCGTAGAAAGGTGAAGCGTTGGAAGTAACTACCAATTCAAAGTCCTCGTCATCTTGTGTGTTGTCATCAATCAAAGCAAATACATCTGCAATGATTTGTGCGGTGTCCGAAAGTACCTCAATAACATTGCTCTCACTTTCAAACACACGATCCATCACAAGCAGAGCAAAGTTGTATGTCATCAAGTTCCCAGTTGTGGAAAGATTAAACCCATCAGGATACAACCAAACCAACGGATAGTATTCAACATTCTCAACCGTCATATTTGACTGCTGACCAACGCCAAACTTGTGAACCATCTTATGGCTTTCGGCTGCCGTTTGAATCTTTTGAATTATTTGGTTTAGTGTCATTCTTGAGAAATTTGAGAAGTTTGGCTTCGTTGTTTTTTTGCCACTTATTTGTCCGTGTCGGGGAAGTCATAGTTCGAGAAACAATCTTGAGATGTTGGAAGATAAATACCACCGACAAAAGCGGTGTTCTTTGGACGGATTGTATCAAATGTACTGCCGGGATTTAAGAACAAAGGATAATCATTGGTGTATGTGCGGAGATAATCCCTCAATCTGTTGGCATAGTATTCCGCTTTGTCACGGTATCTGCCTTCAATCATTGTCATCTCTTCCACGGATACGGCACGAGCGTTGTCACTCTCTCTTGATGCAACCGATTTGTTCATCAGTTTGAAAGTCATTGGAAGCATTGCTTCGGTCAATGTGTAGTATTTCAAACAGGGTGCAATGTACGAATCCAAAAGGGTGACATTCAAGGCAGTCAAAGTGTTTGCATACGCTTGTGTCTGCAATTCATTGTATATGCCCGAACCGATGACATCCCGAATATAAATCTCTTGAGCTTCTTTGATTGCTGACTTGAGCAATTTGTCGTCAACATTCTCATTCAAAGGAGTGTTGTCCTTGAGATAGGTTGTGCTTATGAAATATACAAAGTTGGTCATCGTTTAATTCTCCTCAATAATTTTTGAACCCAAATGTGTCTGCATTGTGGTGTGTTGACATCAAGTGTTGGATTGTGATACCAACCACCTCTGCGTTTCCACACATCATATCCCAACTCCGATGACATCATATTGATGTCCTCACGAGAATACACACGACCACTATTGACAACATCCGTGCAGAACTTACGAGATGTATCAATCAAAAGTCCTCCGCTGATTCCCGGTGCAAGTCCGTATTGATAGCGAACCACCAATTCAGTTTGAAGATTTTTGATTTCTTCCAATCCTTTTGGGGTTGTTTCCAATCCGTCCTCGTATGACTTAACCAATTCCGCTTTGGCAAGTTTGGCAATCGCATCGGCAACAACCCTTGCGTCAAGTTTGGTGATGTTTACAATGTCTCCAACCTGTAACCCTTTGTTCTCTTTCAACACATTCAAGATGGCAGATTCAATCGCATCGGCAAACTCAAACTTCGCCTCCTCAAACTCTTCGGCTTTCTCTCCGTACTTATTGAATACAACAAGGTCACGCTCATCATCCCAACCGAATGGGTTTTGTTTTGACAAGGCAACTGGTGCTGCTGATGGCAATGAATCTCCTCCAGCGATAGGCGGAAGGTTTGCCAATTGTCTCTTCTCGTTGATTGTCATATTTGACAATACATTGTTTGCAACCAAAGGACTCAAAGCATTGATGGCATCGTTCAAAGAAGATTGCTGAACATCGGTAATCAATGGAAGCCCAAGTTCTTTCCGTGCTTCTTCGTTTGTAATTACACCAGCGGTGAACAATGACTGATAGTCCAATCCGATTGGTGGCTTGTTGATGGTCTCTAATCTTACCTGTGCAATAGGTTCAAGCAAGTACGAGAACACATCATCAATCTTTTGTTGGCGTGGTTCAATGTAGGCGTGATGAAACATCTCATATGCTTCAATCAATTCCGTTCTGCCACCCAACTGACCTTCTACACGCACCCCAAACAACATTGGAGAGTTGACCTTGTGTGCAACAAATATCTCTTGTTGAACGGTCTTATTCAGCAAATCAAATTGCTTGTCAAAATCCGATGGTTGAAGGTTGGAAATAATTGATTCCTTCTCGGTCGGATCGTTGTATTGGATAATTAAACCACCGGCATTGTCCGTTCCTTGATAGTTCTCCTTGAATCGTCTTGCAGTTGCACGAGCTTCTTCAGGTGTTGGGATTCCCTTGAACAACTGGATGTGAGTTTGTGCCGTGAATCCGTTCTTGATGCTATTCAAGTAGTAATTGGAAATCTCGGTATCAACCTCAATATATTTCAACGCCCCTACATAATCGGGAAGCGGATAAGTGCCTTCACCGGGACGATAGAACTGACAATAGTACAATTGCTTTGATTCTCTTGTGATGGGGTTGTAGGGTTGATAAGATATGCGTGGTGCTTTTGCATCACTCCAATCTTCACAATAGATGTATTCACCTTCCAAACCTTTGCGTACATCCTTGAATGGGATGTGATAGTATTCGCTTGGTGCGGTCTTGGCTTTGTTCCAAATAACCTCAACACAAAACCCATTGAACAACTCGGCATCGTATGCAATCTTTGCTTTGAGTTCCTCGTAGGTCTCATAGGCGTTGATGTTCTTTAGTTTGGCTTCGGCTTTGGCGATGTCGGTGGTGTTTTGTCCGAAAACATCAGTACCAATACCAGCAATATAAGAAGCTTTTGCAGAAACGATGGCATTGTGCTTGGGTGATTTGTTAAATAACTCTACGAGAAAATCGGGATAGAGATTGTCTGCTCCGAAAGTCACGAACCCCTTTGCCTTGTTCTCCTTGAACACAGGCAGTTTGTTGTCGTGAAAATTAATCCTTTGGAATATCATCGTAATCAAATAGCAACTTAAAGTGATTGCAACATAGATACCAAATCAGGGTGCGGATAGACATCAATTTTGTCTGCACGAACCGAGTTGTGAGTGAACACTCCATTCTTTCCGCTCAAAGCTCTTTTGGTAACTTGCCAAATGTCCTCGTGATATGTCAAGTCAATGTTATACTTCTCACGCCACAATAACAACAACTCTTTGGTTGATGCAATTTGCTCTTTCGTGTAGTTCTCAAAATAGGTAAATCCTTTGTATGGCTTCTCAAGTTTGCATACATCCTTGACCTCCTTGCCGACATAGTTGTAGAACTTGCCGTTCTTCTCTACCAAGTAACCCCAATTACAAATCTCAATGCCGATGGATGTCTTGTCAAGTTTGATGAATGGTAACCCTTTGAAGTGTGCAGATTTCAAACCCAAGTGGAACGCCCAATGTTTAGATGAGAACCCTTGCACGATTTCACCTGACCGACTTATCGCAACACAGGTTGCGATGTTTACTGGATCGGCATCCCAAAACTTGAAGGTTGCCACTCCGTCACCACCACCAGCGGTGTGATGCAAATAGATTTGTGATTTCGGTGACTCTTCTTTGTAGTAACCGTTGAATTTAACTTGTTTCATCCGTGAAGAAGTTTGTGATAAACTTGCCGAGTCCACCACATATGCCAATGATAAGCATCAACTTGGGATGGTCAATGTTTAACCCGGCAACAAACAACGATCCCGCAGCGATGGAATCTCCAAGCACACGGAATCTTTTTGGTGTTGGTTCAAAGTAGGATTTGAAACTTATCCTTGTCCTCTTTTGGGTTTCCACGATTTGTGTTTGTTAATATGCTTTGTGTGTCTGCGGAGTTTGTTCTTTGGCTTTGCCCTAAACGCTACCGAGTTAGTTGCCTTTGCCATCTATCCTCTTGATTTTCTTGTGGTAATATACCACAGCCAACACGCCCGATATAATACCAAGAATCCCCACGCAAAAAGTAACAATTGGCTGATAAGTTTGCGTGAAAGTGATGAGAGCTGAACTGCCTGAAATAGCAGTTGCAATGACCGCACTTGTATCATTAAAGTTTTTCATCGGGAATTACACAATAGGGTGAGTCAGGAAACTTCTTGCAATATGCTTGTAAATACAAATTGTCATCCCCGCTGAAAGTGTGTATTCCCATCGGTTCTGGGAAAACCTCAAACGGGGCAAAACTTGCGGGGGGTTCTGAATAAAACAAAATATCAACCGCCCATTTGTCGCTTAAAACTGCGGGGGTTACAACCTCCATCCCGTCATAAACTGCGGGGGTAATTGGTAAAAATCCCAACTCTACAACTGCACAATCTACAAAAGATTGAACTGGCTCACCATCGGGGTTGGTTGTGGTTTGTTCTATAAGTTTGCGAAGTGTTGCCCATTTGGTGGGGGTGAACTCGTATTTATTGAAGGTCATCATTTAGATAGTTGTTAAGGACGCAAGTTCTGCGTTTGTTAGGCGGGTTGGGAATATGGCGACTTGGTTAACTTTTTGTTGACCTTGGTAATTAGAAGAATAATACTGCAAACCAAATGTATTATATCCGCTTGGCGTTCCGCTCGTGTCAGTTCCGACTTGTACGCCATCAACATAGAAAACAAAATCGTCTGTTGCGTAAGCGATTGCGCATTTATGACGACCAACAGTTAATCCCGCCTTAGTTATACTTACAATTGACGAGGTGGTATATTCTGCATAAACTAAATTACCATTTGAGTATAATTCCATATAACGCTCACCCGCCCCAACATCTTTCATATACCATAAAACGGGGTCATTTGTTTGTGCTGAAATTGTGTCAACGGTAAAATCAAAAAACACACTTCCACTCGTCTGCCCAATCAACGAACTAATACCCGTTTTGCTACAAGCATCCGCCACCCTTGTTGCGCTTGATGATGTGGTGGGGATGTAGGAGGTGGGGTATGATGAGGCTTCGAGTTGTGCGCCGTAAACAAAAATCCCGCTTCCAATAGTTCCAGCGTAATTGTATGTGTTATTTGCCGTTGCGGTTAAATAATTAATATACCAAGTTGCGGCGGTTGCCGTAAATGTTAAATTGCATCTATACCACCCGTTCCCAAAATTTTCAATTGATGCAGAATACCCGCTTGAAACATTTCCTACAACCCCGTTTTCTAAATCAAAAAACGCGCCGACATCCGCAGAGGTTGTGGCAATCAAAAAAATCCATTTTCTTTCAGAGGCTTTTGCAAAAACACTTAATGTGTAAGTTGTTGCGCTTAATGTAAAACCTTTATTTATGTAATGTGTGGTTGTGCTTGTCGTATTTTCGGCGATTTTATCCGCATCTTGTGTGCCATCGGGTGATGTTGTTGCGTTTGCCGTTATTGTTGCCCCACCTTTTGACCAATACGCATTTCCAAAATCTTGCGAATAATTTACCAAATTCGTACTCTGCTTTTCCAACAACAAAGAAGGACACCCCCCGCCCCCATTTTGGTAGGTAAGGCGTGGAACATTTAGGCGGTCGGTAGTTGGGAAATAGGGTTTGGCGGTTGTTGAAACGCTCAATTGAAATCCCCAAACTAAAATATACGCGCTTGATGTCAACGCTTCCAATGTATTCAATCCATTACGCCCACTACCCGCTAAACTTGTAACCAATCCATTAATTTCGTAGCGTGTCCATGTGGTTGTAACCGTGATGTTTTGAGATGCCGTACTCGCATTGTTTAGAAATAATTGAATGGTTTTTGTTCCCGTATTTGTTCGCAACCATACGCTTAAATTCATTTGCGTATTTTCTTGGGCGTTGTTTTGTCGCAATTGGTAGCCATCGGAAACCGCTTCCATTTTTGATGCGGTCATTGTGCCATTTGGTGCTTCTGCAAAATTGTCCGTCATCGTTGGCTTTCCATTGCCACCACCAAGCCAAGCCGCATTTGTAAATTGTTCCGAATAGGTACACAAATTCCACGGGCAAACCTCAACCAATCCCGCGCTATTGATGCGCGTTCCGTTGGATGCTCGTGTGAATGACAAATCGCCGCTGCCGTTGGTGGGAATTTGAGAATATACAACATCCTCTTTGTATCCGCTAGGAATCATCACTAGCGATGCTTGACTCAATAGATTGCTCATAAGTTGTTCAGTTTACGCAATAGACAAGAGATACCTTCATAATAGCCACCATCGGTTGTGATTCGTGCCTTGTAACCTTGCACAATGTCCCATCCTTGTCCTTTGTATAGGCGACTTCGTGTGCCAATTCCGATGCCTATCATTTTAATAACCGATTACCGATCCTGAAGAGATGATGAACCCTGTGATTTTTGAAGAACCACCAGCGGGAAGATACGCACCTTGTTGCAAAGTGACTGCACTCAATCCTCGTGCTGAAAGTACATTTGTACCGTCAACGGAAAAAGATGTGAACACGGTGTCCTCTTGAACCACAAGAGCTGAATAACCGACTGCGGTCACAGTTCCAGTTGCGTGATACTTGAATCCATCGCCACCAGCGATGATGCTTGTTGAATTGCTCATTGTATGTAGATTTTTTCGTTTAGTGTTGGGTTGTATTCATTCTCGGTGAATGACTTTTGTACTTTCAAAAGACCTGTCTCACACAACACGCCTCCAGCAGTAGAAACACTATATTCGTGTTCTCCTTCCAAAAGGGTTGCAGTAGTGCCTTCAATGAACTGAAATTGATTGTATCGCTCGGTGTGAGCAGATATGTCCGTCAATGTTCTTGTGACGATGGTCTCGGTTTGGCGATGAGTAAATGTAAACACATAGGATGCAGCACTTGCCTTCTCCGTCAATGTTAAATACCAATTCTTTGTCTGCCCTTTGTTAATTACCAACATCTATACAAAATAGCGATGCGAAATTTATGTAACAAAAAAGGGAGAGCAATTGCCCTCCCTCTTTCTCCTATGAAAACACGAATCAATTAGATACCTAAACTGGTAACAACTGATGCCTGTAATTTGTAAGGGGCTTCCGCTTCAATCGCTGACAAGGTAACCTCATATCCATTTGAATCACCCATCGCAGTACCGGTGTTGGCAACCATAGCGGTCACATCACATCCGTACTCCTTACCGACCAAGAAATACTCATCGTTATTGTTTCTCACGATGCAGAAACATCTGCCTTGTGCCAACAATTTCATTTCATTTCTTTTGGTGGTTGACAATCTGCGAAGTTTGAAAGCAACATCCGACTGATTGAAGGATGTGCCATTCTCAACACTCACATTTGTGGTGATTACCATTGATCCAGTTGCTTTTGGAAGTTCGTAAGTATACACGCTACCACTTGCAACGCTTGTTGCGGTAACTTCTCCACTTGCAACGGTGAATCCTGAAGTTGCCCAGTTAATCAAGTGGATGCTTTTGATGCCACCTACTGCATCTTTGCAGTCAAGGGCGAATCCTGAAGTAAGTAAACAAGGCATATCTTAATGGATTAAAGGGTGAAGTAAACGATTTCTCCGGGGAAAGCAACCTGAACACCAGCTTTGAAAGTGAAACGAACTCGTACTTCATCGTTGTCAATGCTGTACCACATCTTCACTTCTTCTTGCTCGTCAATCAAGTCCGTACCCATAAAGAAGTTGCTCAATGAACCAGCAACGATTTTGTTAGTTCCGTTCAAACCACCTACGGCAATCAACTTCATATTTGTACCGGGGTAAACCATTTCCATAGTTTGTGCAGCATCTGCAACATAATGGAACAAGTTTGCATTCTTCAAGTTAACCAACATCAACTTGTAAGCATCAATTCCCAAGAAGCAAACCAAGTCATCCTTCTCTGCAACGGCAGCGGGGATGTTAGCGTACACTTGATCCAAGATGTCATCAATGTTTGCAGCGGTGATAGAAGCAAAAGCAGTTGGTGCAGAGTTAGCCAATACTGGAGAAGCAGCAGCGATGATTTTGTTGAAACCATCAAAACGGCTCAAGTTAGGGTTACCACTTGCGGTGTCACCTTGCCACAATGCAGTTTCCAAAGTTTGTGCAATAACGGCAGCTTTTTCAGCACCGACTTGCTCTTCAAAAGGAATCATTGTTGGTGAACCGGGCATAATTTGGGTTTGCATCCATTTGGCTTCCAAAGTTTTTGGACACAAAGTTTCTTCAACTTTTACTGCACCAACGGTGATATTGCGTTGAGTGAAGGCAGTTGTTCCACTTGGATTGTAACCACAACCATCGGCTTGGAAGAAAACGGTTGAAGCAAGAATGTTCAAAGCAGATGCTGATTTAACACCTACCTGAACTTGGTTAGCAGATTGCAAAGTTGAAGAAGTTTTGCTTCCGAACAATGCTTTAACCAACAAATCAGTTGACTGTTCGTTGGTGTAGTTAGCGAGTGATCCTACTGAAAATGACATAGTTTTATTTGTTTATAGAGTTTTTGAATTTTTTAAGTGCTTCAAAGCGGTCGTTCTTTTTTGTAGACACAGGTGCTTTCAAGGGTTCTTCGCTTGGCAAGTCAGCAACCTTCTCAATCAGGTCAATCGCTTTGCTCATAGCTTCTTTGTGTTTGATGTTTGATGCAGTCAATGACTCAACCTTTGCAGACAATTCAGCGATTGCAGATTCCAACTTGGAAACAACATCATTGAATGCAGATACGGTTGCGAACTCTTCGGCTTCAATTTCAATCTCAACTTCAGGTTCTACGATTTCAGTAACAAAACCACCTTCAGTTGTAACCAACAAACCACCTTCAACCTCGTGAGTTGCGTCAGGTGCTGGAATGTTGCCTTCGGCAGTTTGAACGAAGATGGCAGTTCCTACCGCCAATTCGCCTTCGTACTCAATTACCGTTCCATCAGTCAAGGTGGCAGTTGCCATCTCAACTTTGGTTTCTTCGTCCGAAAATCCCAACATCGTGCGGATTTCTTTCAATGTTTCTTTTGCGTTCATTTGTATAAAATTAGAGTTTATGTTTCGGTGTTGCAATTTTACTTTCCATTCCACTTGGAAAGGACTTCTTTCAATGCCTCAAGTATTTGTTCGTCTTTGTCTTCAGGAAAGTCAAAAACGCCCTCAACGGAGAACCCTTTGAACTCACCCTCTTTGACTCTTGCCCACACATCGTCATTGTCTACCAAGTAGGAAACAAACCACGATCCGTCAGCAACCTCTTCAAATCCCTTCGGTGGCATCACGCCTCTCTCCCGGTCAATGATGTATGATTCAAACAAGCTCACGCCATCCATTATCGGAGTGCGGTGATGAGCATTGACTGCATCGTACTTGTTGCCCCTTGCCCATTTCTTTGCAATCTTGAAGATGCTCTCCTTGTCAAATACCACATAGTATTCACCACGCACATCGTCTCTGCGATAGATGGGTAGGTCGGCAATCATCGCTGCTCCAGTTACGATTCTTTTCTCCTCGTCTTGGATGGCAAACTTTTGACCTTCTACCTTCAGGATTCTTTCACACCAACGGAGCATCTCTTCTCCACCCCAAAGCAAATAGGAGATAGTTCCACACGCTTCGGTGTCATCGGGGTTGTAGTATTCCTTTGCACGAGATAAGAAGGAGTAAGTGCGTTCAATCGTTTCCATTGACAAGTTCTCACGGTTGGCAAGTTGGTTTGCTCTTGCTTTACCGACTAATGTCGCACAATCGTTGTCTACTTTCTCATTCAATTCCATTCCACGAATGGCATTGTCAACCGCTGCCTGTGGGTAATCGTTCTCAAAAGCAGAGAAAGCAAGAAAGTCCTTTTGTATGGCTGGAGATTCCACGAGAGAGACAAACTCAATCCCTGTCTCTTCGTCCCATTCGTTGATGTCTAATTTGTAAACTGGAAGTTTCATCGTATTCAAATAGCGTTATTTCACAACGGACACTCTTTTGGTGTTTCCGACTCTTGCTTGTGTGCGTGATATGTCCCCTTCGGTCACAAATACTCTCTGCTCAAATCCGCTGACTTGTGGCAATGTAGATGATACCTGTGGAACACTTTGCTGAATGCCTTGAATGTTTGTGGTTTGTGGTTGACTGCCTCCTTTGGATGCACTACCTCCCGACAACAATTGTTTTGCTCTTGCGACATTCGCCAAAATCCTTGCCACACCTTGTGCATAGTATGCAGCGGTGAAGATGGGAGTTGCAGGTCCAAGTATAGACGCTGCCTGTGCAGATGCTTTTGCAGATTCAGCGTTCAAACTTGAGAACGCAACTGCACTATCAATTGCAATCTCTACCAATGCAATACCTTTGGCGATTTGTTCACGCTTCTTTTCTTCGGTTGTCAGGATTGTATTCAATGAACTCAACCCATCCACCGTTGCTCGTGCAAATCCTATCTTGGCATCATATACTTGTTTTGCAGCAAGTATCTCTTCGTCCGCTGCTTTTTTGACTTTTGCTGCCTCATCCGCTCGTGCTTTGTCAATTAAGTCATCCGCTTCGGTTCTTGCTTGATAGCGTAGAAGTGATGCGGTCGTGATTCCCTTTCTTTGTATACCCTCAAGTCCCTCAAAGTATTTTTCTTCTTTCTTGAGATTTTCTGCGTTCAACCGGTCATTCGCTTCTTTGGCTTCTTTTGCTCTTGCATCATTTGCATCTTTTCTTGCTTTGGCTTGGTCTTTGTTGAAATTCTGCTCTTCAATTTTTAACACCTCTAATGCGTTCTTGGTGTCAAGGATAATCTTGCCCCAATTCTCCTCATTGTTTTTGCCGTAGTTTGCTCGTGCTTTTGCAAGGTCATTCTCTAACTTTTGGCGTTGCTTGTTAAACACACCAACTTGGTCACCTCTTGCTTGTAGCAATGCAATCTCTCTGTCAAGTTGCTCATTGCTTTTTTCGGTTGTCTTGTTTAACTTGTCCAATGCCCTTTCCGCTGCCGAAGTAATCCCGACAAAATCGGTGAACCGCTGAACCAAATTGCCGACAAAATTGGCAATCGTTTTCAAACCGGGTATCAATCCTAAAATTGCATTTTTTAACTTGTCAAAGTTGGCAATGATTAAGGTCAAAGCAATACCGATTGCACCGAAGGCAAGGGTTGACATTTTGCCTAATGCTTGGAAAGCTTTTAACACATTGCCCTTGATGTTCCCAGCGATAGCGGAGAATTGTTGTTGAACCTTTCCAAGTCCCTCAAGTCCTTCAGCCAATGCCATCGCACCTTGCAACTTGACCATTGTCTTTTGCAAGTCCTCGCTTTCACTACCGAATAGAGCCATTGCCCCTTGTGCTGCTTGGAATCCACGAGCAACTCCTTGAACAACCGTGTTAATTTGAGCAAACTTGTCGGGGTTTACTGCTGCAACTCGGTCGTTAAAATCCTCCATTCGGTCACGAGCTTGTGCAAGTGCCTTCTCTGCCTTGATGGCTTCAGGAGAAAACTCACCAAACTCCATCACCGCCTGTTGTGCTTGGATGGTTAGTTCCTTAATCTCCGACTTCATTGACTTGAAGTCAGGTTTTTTGACCGTTAGGTCTATCGCTGCCGTTAGTGCCATATCTTATCCGTTACCTATTATGTAGAAATTTGTTCCATCACACACAACCCATTTCTTTTCCCAATGGTTGTTGATGACCTCATCGTCTGCTCCGTTTATTGTCGCAGCGGTTGCCGTTGCAATCGTAATTGAATGTGCTGAATTTGTTTTGAGAAACACCCAATGCTTTCCACTCAATCCTGATGGATCGGGAAGAGTCACGGTGAACGCTCCAGCGGTCGCATCACACAGGAACAACCAATCGTCTTTGGTCACGCTTGTTGTAGTTGTTACCGTCTTAACTGCACCTCCACTCAAGAATGATGGATACATCTCGTAATTGCCAAGATAGAGTGTGTCAGGTTTAGTGACTGCAAAGTCATCACACAATATCGCAGCACTCCCATCCGTTCCCGCTTGGAAGGTTGTGTTTTTGGAAACAACCGCAAATGTATCGGTAAGATTGTTGTTCTGCACAATGCCATCTCCCTGAATTATACCTCCTCCTCCTTGACTTACACCAACCGTCACACCTTTGATGCCGGGTTTGATTGGTATATTTCCACCGGGATAGATGTCGGATTCCGCATCGGTTTGCCCCGCAGTTCCCGCACCGATTGTCTTTTGAACTATTGATGCTGGTTCAATAAATTGCTGAAGCAAGAACTCGCACAAATACACCCCATCCTCAATTGGGTTGTAATCGCTGATTTGATTCAATCGCCAATACTGACCTTCAAAAAAGTAAGCATCCGAGAATGACAAGTTCAGCCAATCCTTTGGAGTGATGCGGAAATAAGCTCGTAGAATCTTGGAGTTTGATCCTGTAATCTCACTCAAGAAACGATAGTAGTAATTGTTGACAAGGTTTGAGTTGGTATACTTGTACCCAGCACCAACACCAATCTCTCTCGGCATTCCAAAAAGAATGTCATATGTCGGATTGCTGATTGAGTCCAAGTGAATGGTCAATGGTATTGAGAATTGATTTGTGTAGTTCAAACCAACACCCGCATATTGTGCGTAGAACTTCCAATTCACTCCACTAACCACACCACCAAAATACAATATCCGCAAGTCACCATCTTGATAGTTGGGGACATACGACAAGACAAAGTTCTTTTGATTGTTGTAAGAGTTTATCTGCGTAGGTGCAAAAGCAATTTGAATCTTTTTCTCATTCTTGATAAACTGGTTGTCAACCTTGTATGTGCGACTTCCGTATGTTGTTTGATACGATTCCTGATACAACACATTCGCTTCATCCTTGCCCTCTTTGTATTGTAGGACATAGGGGTTTGCTTCAAGCTCTCCCATAGGCACAATCTCAACAGGTTGAGAATAGTCCAGTTTAGCAGTCCAATCAACATTATCTCCAGTATAGAACTCATCTCGTGGAACGCAACGCAGATTCTTGGGATTGTCTTTGTCGGGTTCAATGTACAAATTGAACATTTTAACAAACGACATAAACATCTCGCTTTGCTTGACTTCGGAGTTTAGGAATGCAGAGAAGTCAACCGTCTCTCCAAGTCCGTATGTGTACGCTGATTGATTGCTCTCAATAAACGAACCAATACCGATATCCAAAGAGAATTGAGCATTGGTCAAATTGTATGAATTGGCATCGTCATAAACTTGTGCCAATCTCACATCCAACACATTGCCTGTAAACACCGCCAAAGGTGAGAAGTACAATCCGACTTGGAATGCTGGTGATCCGAAGTCAACGGTGACCGTGCTTGTTTGCTTCAACACTCCGTCAACATACAATCCAAACACCAAGTGAATGTCCTCTTGGAATACAGGTGCATAGCCGGTGGATGCGTAGTTGATTGAAAGGTCAACATCAAACACATATCTTCCACCAATAGGTGCAGTATAACGCCCGGTCGCATTGTTGTAATTACCACCATTGTCAAAGTTCCCACCTGTGGAATCGTTTTGGAATATAAGGATTGAGTTCAGGTCAAGGGATTGTGCAGATGTTGTGCGAGAAGCTCGGAATCTTCTTGACTCCAATGTCGCAGCATTTGCCGTCAATGCCGATGGTGCTGGTAACACCAACCGCTTGAACCTATCCGAGTTGAAAAAGGAATCGTTTGTGTAGGTGAATCCAGCATTGGTGAAGATTTTGTCAACAACCGTCTTTGCATAGAGCGAAGGAGTAAATTGACTTGTGTCCCACAAAGCGATGTTTGTCGGATGCCCCTTGTCTATCATCGCATACATATAGCCATCGCCATATGCAAATGCTTGTGGAGTTCCGTTCTTGTAGATTTGATTTGACCACGAGTCAATGATGTTGCCACTTGACAAAGTGTGGTTGTATTCGCTGAAATCTAACTGGTTCAGTTTGCGTTCTGCGATGGTCGTGAAGAAGTCCGCAGATTGTCCGTGACAAGTTACCTCATAGGTGATGTGTGTGGAGTCATCAACACGGATTTGAATCAACCGCAAGAAACCTCTCAATTGCTCAATGCCATCTACATAGATGATGCACTCGGCTTTGAGATTTGGGTTGAATGTCGGTGAAAATTGTGTGGTTGAACTTGTGGTTTGCTCTACCTCAAAAAGATGAGAGAAGATGATGTTGTTTGTCTTTGAACCCGGCAACTCAATTGTCTTTGTCCAATCGGATGACCTTGTGTCAGGTTCACGAATGTCTGCAATAGAGCGATTGATTAAGACATTGAAATCTTTGTAGGTGTCAAGTTTGCGTTGAACCCAACTACCACCCAATGCAATCTCTTTTGAAATACGGCATTCCTCACCTTCTTCAAAAGCATCAACAACACGACTCTCAAAACTGCCCTCAATCGTTTCAAGCAACGATGTGGGGATTGCAACATAAATTTCTATCATTGGCGTTGGCGTTTTGATTCAAAGGAATAACTCATATCAAGCTCAATGAAGAATGCATTGTCTTGGATGTGCTTCTTGACTTCGTAGGTCGTTGCGTCTATATTGACCGCAACCAAAGTGCCATCGTACGCATAGACAACGGGAGATGTAAACAAGTCAAGCAACCACTCGCTCTCTGCTTCCGTGATCCAGTTACTGAACATCTTGACCTTGTGAGTCATATTCGTGTCGTAGGTCTTTTGCTTGAATGCCGATGTAGTGTAACCGTATGTCGCACCCAATGTGTAAGGGTTGGACTTGAATTGCTTTCGCTGGATGTCGTAATTGTCACGCCTCACCCTATTGAATCGGAATGAGTCAAACCCACCTAATGAGTTCAGGAAGAACAAGTCAGTTGTGTCGTATTTGCTACACTCGTCAATCAGGTTCACTCGGTAGGTTTCCGATAGAACCGTTCCTCCAAGTTTTAACTGGATGTCATAGTATGTCGCTGCACCCGGTATTGTCAATTGACTTCCTGATGGAATGCGAACCACCTTTGTAGATGGTAGATTGATTGTTTGTGTGGATGCGTCCGAGTAAGTTACAAGGGCAGTTGTTGCCGTGTTGCGGATAGCATAGAGCCAATCCTTTTGAGTACGGTGAATGGTCTTGCTACGAATCGGAGTCAAGAACAAACCATTGCCATCCATTGTGTATTGCCCGGCATAGTTCACCAAGTCAATTGGATTGAGTGCAGCGTTCCACACGCTTCCAGTTGCCGATGTCAAGTTGGTGTATTCGGTGACGCTTCCTGTGGCAGATGCAGAGTATTCATAGCCAAACTCCACCTTGTAATCAATAATTGAATTTGTGCAACCACTTGCTGCACTATCGTTGAAGTTCCAATCATAGGTGACATAGTTCTCAAGGATGCGTCCGATGTTGAACACCCCCTTGTTTGTGCTGCCGTAGTAGATGGGTGCTTTGAGCTTGGCAAGTGAAGTGGTGCTTTGCTTGACCTCTGCAATGAACTTGAAATTGTCCTTTGTGTAGATGCCACCTGATGACTCCGTAATGACAAAGTTGGTATCGTTGTACGCAGGAGCGTATTCGTTTGGTTGTTGTGTGATAGATAGTGCCACGATAGAAAATAGCGGTTAGGGTTGTGCGTCCCAAATGCACACCAATATGCACATATTGCATAATACAATGGTTAATTACACCGATTTTGGGGTAGTTTAACCAATATATTGTCAACCTATAGGTTTAGTTTATGACGGACAGATTCAACTTTAAAGTTGAATTTTTGCGATAATGTCACAAATATCCAACGATAAAGTGTCATATAATACCCAAAAGCATATAGTTTAGTCCCTTTTATGGCAACTTATATGTGTAGGGATATAATGGAAAATTTCATGCAGTTATTCGGAGAATTGCCGAGTATAGTGGAAAAAATTCCCAATGGTTGGGAATGGTATAATACCGCTCGGTATAAAAAAAGGGGATTGAATCAAACACATTAAACATCTTCCCGATAGGGAATGCAAACATTTGCCACTAATCCTATAAATTGGCAATTTGTAACAAATACTGCCATAAATTTGTTACAACATCTCGTTCAAACAAGCCACAACATATGCGTTGAATCCCTTTGTCGCTGACTGCTCTAATCGTTTCTGCCTCTCTTTTGTCTTTGCTTTGTAGAAAGCAATGGTGTTCAGGAACTCAATCAACGGCATCTGCAAGATGGTGTCCCATTTTGTCCGATCCCCTTTGACAATCTTGTCAACTAATTCCAACCACGCCAATGGGCTTACGCTTCCCGTTTCAATTGGTTCATCTCCTCCTTCAAATAGGTTAGGATAGTTTCCAATAGTTTGGGATAAACTGCCGAAAAAAAAACTGCATAGGAGTAAGCGGTGGTAACTGGAAGCGACAAGAACAATTCACACTTCTCTTGATAGTGTGCCTGTGCATCCGTGACCTTCTTTGTCCGTCCCAAAAAATCCACCTCGTAAGTCAGCAACGCCATCACTTTGTGAAGCGACTCAATCATATCTCCGTTGAACACTTGCTGGAGTTCAATGAAGTGGTGTCCGCAAATCTCGTTCGTTGTCTTTGCCAACTTCCAACGCCTTCCACGATGTCGGAATGAGAATCGCACCTTGTCGGTTGGTAGCGTGTTTAGGAACTCCAACTTCTTCAGTTCGGTTGTCAGCTCATCAATCGGCATTGACTCCACCTTGTCCATTGACCAATCTTTGACGATGGCAAGGGTGTTCATTGTTTTCTCAATGTGAGACATATCACGACAAGAGTGAATCTCTTGCAGTTGGTATATGGTTATATTATTCCATTTCATAGCGTTTCAATTTGTAACGAGTTAGGCAAAGTAAAAAGTACCCGGTCTATTGTGTGACTTGCAATCCACCGCCAATGCGAGAGCCATAACGCAGTCATCGTGTAGTCCTGTCGGTGCGGTGTATCTCACACCAGTTCGTGTGTATTCAAATTCAAAGTTCTCCATCTCCGAGCCGATTGGTTCTTCAGGAAAGAATACCGAGTTCTGCTGAACGGAGAGAACGAGTCCCTCAATTAGTTGTTGCTTGGATTGTGATGTGAACTTGAATCCCTTGACTCTTTGACATACCCTTTGGATTTGTTCCACGATAGGATCACCCACGCCCGTGCTATCAATGAACGCTGGAGTGTTTCCAATCAACCGAATGATTCTATCTTGTGTGATGCCCCAATCCGCTTGAAATCGGTCAACATACGCACATTGATTGTTGGCATCCAATCCAACGATAACCGTATAATCCGAGTATTTTGCAAGGTCAATTCCCCAAGCGACAACAATACCCCTTGAGACAGGTCGGTAGCATCTGCGAATGTTGTCAATTCCAAAAGGGTTGGTCTTATCGTCCGCTGGTTCTGCAAGATACAACTCGTTGAATACATTTTCAGGAAGGTCACGCTTGGCTTGTTCTACCTCCTCAAGTTTGAGAATACCCTCCTTGACTGCATCGTAAGCGGTTATTTTGAAATAGCGATAGTCATTCTCTCCGCTCCTTGCCCTTTCTCCTAACTTGTAGAACCAGTTCTTTTTCCCTTTGACATTCCCAATCAGTTTGCACTTGCCTTGTGTGGCAGTTAGGGTTGAACGCATCGCATACCACGACTCCTCACGCATACGACTCGCCTCATCAATGACCGCAGCAAACACATCGTCTCCATAAAGGTTGTCGGGTTTCTCTCCTGACTTAAACTCAATGCGTGATCCTGTTGGAAGGGTGAGCAATAACTTGGTCTCGTTGCTTTGGAAGAAGTTGACATCGGTCACTTGTGTTTTCATCCTTCGGAATGCAATCTCCGCTTGTTGGTATACTGGAGCAACCCACCAAACCGATTGACCATCCTTGCACTTGAGAGCTTGTTCAAACAACCATATGATGTGCGATGCGGTCTTTCCCGTCTTTGTACTCGCTGCCGTTATCGTGAACCTCTCCTCACAATCAAGGATGGCTTGTTGGTAACTGGTCACATATGGTCGCTTGTAGTTTATTTGCATAGTTTATCGTAAACCGCCAACCGAGTCAGGTTGTGCAGTTCAAGGTTGTGATAGGTATTGCAATAGTCAAAGTTGCTCCGTCCCATAGATTGTCTCACCGAGTGTCCAGCGTGAATGAGTTTCTCAATAGACGCTTTCCAATTGTTTTTGTTGGTGAATATCACTCCATCGTTTGATGTGTGGTAAAGGTAAGGGAACACGGCAGAGCAGATGATAGGGATGCTATACGCTGCTGCCTCCACAATCTTCAACTCACTCTTGCATTGGTTGAAGTGGTTGTCCTGAAGGGGTGCAAGTACGAAGTCAAAGTGCTTGTAAACTTCACCATATTCCCACACGCTTGTGCCTTCCACAATCTTGGCTTTTGGAATCAGTTTGACGATGTTGTTCCAATGCTCACTCGGAGTGTAACCAACGATGTAGAACTCAACATCCATCGCATTGATGTCATCAGCGATGAGCTTCAAAT